ACAGAAAGAGCTAGCAGAATAGCAAGCGTTGCACCATACTTAAAGAAAACTATCCTCGATCCTATGCAACCTGTACCTAGACCTAAAGTAAGTGTAAGTCCATTTGCAATAGGTAGTGCAGTTATGGGTGGCATAAACGCTGGCGTAAATTACAAAATAGCAAATTCTTAAATGGCAAAACTTTCACTAGGCAAAGCATTTGGCGACACTAACCGTAAAACATCTAAAAGGATGTTGCAAAAATATGGTGCAGACGGTGCGATTGCAACTCAATCTATAGCTGCACCTGGATTAAAACCTTCTAATTCTATTGTTGACACTTATCAGCAAGTAGAAAGGATGAATGTTCCTTCTGTTCAGTTAGGTAAGTTTGCTAATGCTGCACTAGGATTTGATAACTCTGCTGACTTACAAAATCTAGCTAACTCTCTCAGTTCTTTTAATCAAAACTTACAAGCTACAGCAAGCACACTAGCTAAAAGGAAAAAACAGGTAGACGAAGAAGCTAAAAATTTTGCACAAAGCCTTGCTCTGCAAAGTACGGGAAGCGAAAATACTCCTATTGAAATACTGCAAAATGCTAGACAAGGTTTTGTAAATGTTATAGAAAGTGAATCATCTTCTATAGATGAAAAAGAGGCAGCAACAAAAAGTTTAAATTATATAGATTCCAGAAACAAAATATTAATACCACACCTTGAATCACAAAACAGAATTATATCTATTAAAACAAATGCAGCTTCTTTATCTAGCAAAGCAAAAGGAGCTACAGTACTTTTACCAGACGGAACAGAAGTACCTTTAAATACATTAAGCCCTGATAACCCTTTGTATTTAGATTGGAGAAGAAAGACTGTTTATGGTGACAATGAAGGCAGAATTATTCCTTTAAGTTCTAAAGAAAGCAAAGAAGTTTCTCCGACTGTTCTTGCTGCTTATGCAAATGACGTTAGCAGGCAGGAAACAGCTGTTATACAACACAATAAAGATTTATATGAAAAAGAATCTTTAGTACATGTAGACGGACTCGCACAAATAGCTATAAAGAAAACCGATCCAGATGAAGTCGTAAAACAATTAAATCAAATATTAGATGACTCAAGGTATATGCAGTTATATAGAACTAAAGAAGATCGAGAAAAATTTATAGATAAATTAATTAATCAATGGAAAAACGCATTGCTAATTGAAGGTCAAAATACTGGTGTATTTTTAGAAGCAGACGAAGCTTTTGAACCCTGGCTTAAATTAATGACAGGCAAAAAGACAGACAGAACAATTATTGATAATGATAAAAATTCGCCTACATTTGGACAAGAAATTATAAATGATAAATTACTTTGGCATAAAAGTTTTAAAGAAGCTTGGGAAGCAAATACAAAATATAAATATACTCAAGAATTAACTAATGCTAGAAATCAGCAAAAAACAACAGAGACACAAAAGGGTAATAATCTTATAGATACAATGTTTACAGAGGAAATATTACCTAAATTAAAAGAAATTGATAAGTTAGCATCGTCAACAGAAGGAGGTTTTGCTTCTGATAAAATTCAAACAGAATTGTTAAAAATAAAACAAATGTATGAAGAAGCTAAAAACGAAATAGTATCTAACGTGCCAATAAGGTACCAAGAAGATGTATTAAGTTATGCAAATAAAAAAATAATTACAAGTGATGGGTATCTGTTTGGGCCAGAAAGAAAATTATTAGAAACACAGTTAAATAAAGAATTTTCACAAGTATTTATTAATAAACAAAAAGCAATAGCTTTTAGAGATAAAGTTAATAAATTAATTTCTACTGGTGCTATAGATGCGGACGTTGGTTTAAATTTTATTAATCGAACTAACAATGTTGTTAGCGAAGTTGCAAAACCTAATCAAGAATTTGCAGCAGATATTATAAAAAGAAACTTAGATAGATTTGCAAGTAGCAAAGGAACGGGTTATTTCTATGAATCTGACTCTCCTGGTCAATCAGCATTTATATTAGAAGAAATGCTGGAATTAAGTCAGGCCGAACAAAAGATGACGGACGGTGCAAATAAAATAATAGAAGAAGGTTTAAAAAACAATAAAAACACTCAGGTCATTAACGCAGAGTTAACTAAATTCTTTCAAGACACAGATTTTGGATTAGTAAGTAAATATCAAACAAAAAATTTAGATGGAACTATACCAAAAGCTTTCGACTCTATAGATGACTACAAAAATAGATTTATTGGCACAAATCAAAACGGCAAAATAGATGGCAGAGAAGCTATACAGCTAGAGGCTATGTACAAAAGTGACGTTCCAATGTTTTCAGAAGATACAATAGATGCTTTGCTAAATGAATGGAATACGAACGGAAGAAAAGGAGTTAATAAAGATCTTAAAAAGATGTTTAGATCTTTAAAAAAAAGTATTGGTATAACACCTTATGATTTCTTTCAAAATCAATTACAAAAACATGGCAAAATATTAGATCAAAACCAAATAAATGATATTGATAAATTTAATAAACAATACGCAAAGTTAAATTTAAACACGTCAAAGCCTCTTAGCTTTATACAAAAAGTAGCTTTAACACCTGTTGACATATTGCTAGGAGGTCAAGCCTTGCAAGCAGGAGAATTAAATAGCAACCCTTACAACTTTGTTCCAAAGCCAGGTACGCAAACAGTAGGCAATATGCTTAACATTGCTTTAACTTCTGAGTTTACTACTGACGAAGCAGTTATTATGGCAGCTATAGGAATGGCAGAATCTAGTGGCAGGCCACACGCACATAATACAAAAGGAGATGACAACAGTTACGGATTATGGCAGATAAATATGCTCGACAGACCTGGTTTTATGATGGGAGAAGAGCGCAGAGGTCAATTTGGGTTAGACTCAAATGAACAACTGTTTGATCCTTTGATTAACGGTAAAGCTGCTAAGTATATCTATGATATGCAAGGCTTTGAAGCCTGGACAGTTTACAAGACAGGTGCTTATTTAAAGTATCTACCAGCTGCTCAAGAAGCTCTTAAATCATTATCTGAATAATTATGCCTTTTGAAGAATATACAGACGAAAACGGGGAGAAAAAATCTCGTTACATTGCTCCAGAAGGAACACTATCTGACAAACAAAGAGAAGGATTCCAAGATAATGATAACTTTAATTTAGCATCATCAATAGGCAGGACACTTGCGCAGGGTGGGAGAGATTTTGTGCAGAATTTATACGACTCTGCGTATGATGAAATAGCTACTTACAATCCATTTGGACCAACAGATCAGTCTCAGATGATGCAAGCCATTGAGAATATAAGGGCTAATGAAGGTACGGATTTATCAGCAAAAGAATTTAACGAATTGCTTGGGCAAAGAAGAGAGGAGTTGTTTCCTTCTGACCAGCCAGGCGTGCTAGGTAAAGCATTAAATATAGAGCCTACTTCTTTTGAAGAACCTGACGCTGATATACCATTTCTAGGAAAGCCATTACCTAATATTGCGCAAAATAATGCAGAGATGATGGTAGGTGGATTGATAAGTTCTATAGCGCAATTTGCCTTAATAGCTAAAGGATTAAAAGCTAGAGGCGTAAACGTACCGAAAATACCTTTGTATAAAACAAGGATGAAAACTAAGCTTGCAAGTAATGCTCCAGGAGTTAAAGGTGTGTTTGACAGAGTAGAAGGCAGATTTATACGAGGTGCGCAAGAAGGTTGGCTTCCAGGGTTTATTAATGACGTAGCTATAGAAGATCCCTGGGATGGAAACATGGTTAATTTATTTACAGGATTTTTGCCTGAAGGAAAAATTAAAAATTTATTTAACGAGTTTGCAGTTACGGAAGATGACACTTTAGCTAGCGCAAGGCTAAAAAACGGAATTGTAGGCACGTTGCTAGCTGGCCCGTTACTAGGTGGAGGATTAGAACAGTTAGGAGGCATAAAAAGAGAAAGTAAAATATTATTTAACGATGTAAATAAAAATGAAACGATAAAATTTGCAAGGGCATTTGCAGATTATTTTGTTAAAGGTGCAAATTTAGCTAAAAAAAGCAACGAAGCTAGAGGTAACGGCAACCCTTTAAAAGAATTAACTAATGAAGAGGCAAAGAATGTAGGCATAGTAAAGCTTACAGGTAGAGATAAAAAGTCAGCAGCAGAGCAAGCTGTAGAACTTATAGAAGAACAAGACAAAATACAAAAAAATAAAGAATTTCCAGGTACTACGGGAGAACAATTAACAACAAGCGATATAACTCAAAAAGAATTAGACTTTGCCAATGCCTTAGTAGAACTAGATCAAGCTAAGAAAAATTTAGAAGTTACAGCATCACGGACAAAATTAATAGCAGAGTCGCAAGGTGGTATTGATGAAACAAAAAGTTTAGATTTACAGCCTGTTTCTGGGTCAGCTTTAGACACTATTTCCGTTGATGATATATCTGTTGATCCTGTAAGATTACAATTTAAACAAGCAGGGCAAACTCCGACAGGGCAAAGTGGGTCGTTAGTCGGCAAAATAGCAAAATACAATACTGATTTAGCTGGCGTGATAAGCGTATGGAAAGATCCTGCTAACGGTAAAATTTATGTTGTTAACGGTCATAACAGATTAGCTGCTGCAAAGTTACATCAAGTTAAAACTATAAATGTACGATATATAGACTCGCCAAATGCAGAAGGAGCAAGAGTCATAGGAGCTATGCAGAATATTGCAGAAGGTAACGGCACAGGTATTGATGCAGCAAAGATAATTAGAGAAACAAAGATGGGCGCAGCGGAAATGATAGAGCAAGGAATAAGCCCTAGCGGTGCTGTTATGAGAAAAGCAATACCTTTGTCTAAATTGCCAAGCTCTTTGTTTGACCAAGTAGCTACTGGTGCAATAACAGAGGACATGGGTGTTGCTATAGGAAGCAGTAATTCACCCGATCAAGTTATGTTTGATCTTGCAAAAGCTGCTAAGAAAAAAGGTTGGAGTGCAAATAAAACAGCAGAAGCTGCAAGCATTGCACAATTTGCAAAAGTAAGCGAAGGTGTAGACCCTAACGCTTTACCTTTACCTGGCTTCGATACTCTTATCACCTCTAACTTTGAGAATATATTAAATATAAGAATTGCTATAAGATCGCAATTAAGGTCAGAAATTAATGCTTTAGCTGTTGCTGCAAATGCTAAAAAAGCAGGAACACTAGAGAGTGTAGGTAACATAATAGACGTAGACGCAAGTAAAACCGCTAGAGATAACTCAGTACAAGGAGAGTTAATATTTAATAAACTTGCTAATGTATCAGGCCCAATTAACGATGTTATAAACGATCTAGCAAGTCAAATTACAGCAACGAAAAGAGCAGCAACAGTTGTACAGGCAAATATTAAAAAGATAAGAAACGCTATAGCAAAAGAAAATGGTTTAATTGTAAATGCAAAGCCAGTTACCGTTAAGAAAGAAACAGTAATACCGACAGAAGAAATAGTAAGAAATAATCCAACAGAAATAAATAAAAAACCTGATTTAAAAAAGGTGCAAATAACTGTAGAGCCTGTGCGAGTAGGTACTGCAAATAATGCTGTAGAGCCAGAACTACCTAGATCCTTAAAGCAAAAGTCAGGTGGTATTAATTACAGGCAGATGAAAGTATTTTTCTCTAACGATATTGACTACGCTGCTTACGTTGTAACAAAAAGAAGAAACAGAAGAACTGTCGTAGAGATGACAGGTGGTAGTAAAAATAATCAGAAATATCTTAGTTTTCTTATGGATGAAAATGGTTTAACCGAACAGGATATTCTTCTTATAGCAAATAAACAATACGAGCAGCTAGCAGCTGATTATATACCAGGAAGCAAGAAACAATACTCTGCAAGTATTTATAAAGATTTAGGAATTACGTCAGGACAGTTAAGTTTAGATCCTCTTAACGGAATAAATCCTATACACAAAAGATCTTACGGAACTTTAGGCAATGACTACTCAGGAGCAACTTTATTAAATTACAGAGAAAAATTTGAATTATTAGAAGAAATACAAAGAATGGCAGGAGAAAATATTAATGTACAATTTGTTCGAGAGTTAGAAGGTACGCTTACAGCTAAACAGGCAAAAGATTATGGCCTAACAGAAGGCGATACTTATAGTGCAGCTGGAGAATTTATTGCTGGTAAAAATCCAGCAGATGATTTAATAATGATTTCTATGTTTAGCAAAGGTGGATATAGAGGTTTTACACAACTTTTAAGAACTGCCTTCCATGAGTCATTTCATAGAATACAAAAAAGGTTGTTGACTAAAGCAGATCAAAAAGCTCTTATAGCTGGAGAGAAAGAGATAAGAGAGTTAGCTGCTAAAACTATGCCAGAATTTAGAGAGAGTATTCTTGATGGAACTATAGGAAGGCAAGAGGCAGAAGCTATAGCTTTTAGTGATTGGTACTTAAGAAATACTGACTACCCTAAAGCAACTTGGGCAGAGCCTTTTAAAAAGATTGCACAGATAATAGAACGTACTGGTAACTTCCTTAAAGGAAGAGGTTATCAAACCTGGGATGATGTGTTTGAAAGAGCAATGAGAGGAGAAATTGCTGAAAATGCAGACGTTAACAACATATCTGCACCAGCTACACAATTAGCTATAGACCCTCCAGACCCAGAAAAAATTGCAAATGAAATAAAAAATAATATAGACGCAATAAACAACGGAGATATTTCTATAGAAGATGCTCTAAAAAATCAAGCATTAGATGAACCAAGAAGGTTAGTTAGTCGTAGCGGTAAAACACAGTATATAGAAACTCCTAATGAAGTATTAGCTGCATCTTATAAAGCTTTTAATGACATAATTTACAACCTTACTTTTAACAGAGCAGACGCAACAGGTATAGCCAGTATAGATACGTCTATGTTATTTAACCAGGCAGTAGCAAAAGTAAAAGAAGCTGGAGGCGATTCTGACGCATTAATAAACAGCGTAGAAAGAGCATTAAAAGGAGATTTAAAAGAAGCTAATGATTTGATAGGAATAGCATCATTGCAGTTACAAGCAGATATTGTAAGAAACAAAACAGGAATACAAAGTCAAGCATACTTATCAGCGTCAGACTCAGAAAAAGCAGTCGAATTACAAAAATTAAAAGTAATGCTAGGCGAGCAACTAAAGTTAGACCTTGCGTATATGAGTGTTATGAGAAAGTCAGGTCAAAGATTAAGTATTGGTAAATTAATGTTTAAAGCAGATGATGTAGATTTAGTCGATTTGCCTAGTGAAGTAACTTTGTATAAAGGCACTTCTAATTTAACTGGCGCAAACGTGCTAAGAGATGGTTTTGACGTTACCCAGGAAACAGGAGCTATGGGTCAAGGCGTTTATTTTACTACTGACGAAAACAGCATAAGAGTGATGGATGGTTATGAAAATACTGAGCTATATGGCGACTTAATAAACGATATAAAAATATTAGACTTGTCAGGCATGAATAAAAGATTAACTGATTTAGTAAACGATTTAGGTTTAGGTAAAGTAAAGAAAACTAAAAACGGTTTAGAGCTAAACCCAGAGCAAATAGAGGCAATAAAAGCTTATTTACTAGACAGAGGTTATGCAGGAATAAGATATGAACCAAGAGATACAGGTCGCCCTAATCCTCCAGCAGATGAAGTAGTTATTTTTGACAACAATTCTGCTAATAGAGTAGTTGGTAGCGATGCAAGCGTCATCCCTGCTGCTAATCCAGAAACTCCTAGAAAAACATTATTAGAGCAAGCTATTGCAAAATCAGAAGATTTATTAAACGATAAGTTAGACCCTAAATTACTAGATGCTATAGAAAGCGGTGAATTAACAGAAGAAGCAATAGAACTAGGCGATGTAATGGTAGCTATTTCTAATTATTCGCAAAAGAATAGAAGTTTTAACACGCATATTAATGATCTTATTGAAAGCACACCAAAAGGCGGTCTTACCCAAAGAAGGCTTCTTAACTATTACCGAGGAGCAATACTATTGTCAGGCGAAACTGTATGGAAAATGATGATAGGAGGTTTATACAGAGCAGCTACATTACCTGTGGTGCAAACTATGGGTGGTTTTACAAGAGGCGTAGGTCAATCTATATCAGGAAACAAAGCAGAGGCTTATAAAAGCTTTAGAAGAGCAAGGCTTGGAGCAATGCTATATGGTCAGTACTATCAAAACCTGGGTAATGCTTTTCGTTTAATGGGTGCAACTTTAAGAGAAAACGAAACTTTTGGAAACTTGGGAGTAGATCAAATGCAACTTAGAAGCAATAGTCGTTATAACCCTGTAGATCAATTAAGTCTAGGAAGTGATGAAGTGCAAATGCGAAAGAAAAATGATATATGGCACGCTGACCCATTAGGTAAAAACTTTTTTGCAAACGCAGCTTTAAGAGTTTGGAATCTTGGTAACGCTGCACTTAGTACTGTTCCTAAAGCGACAGGTCGCTTAGCAGGAGGTGTAGATACATTTATGAGTTCGCTTGTTGGCCCAAGCATGGAATATGTGAGATTTTTAGATCAAGAACTATATCACGCAGAAACAGTACTAGGCATGCGTCCTGGATCTAAAGAAGCATTTGACTACGCAAGTGCCAGAGCAGTTGAATTAGTTAAAGCTGAAATGGTAGACGTAACTCTTGCTAACGGTAAGAAAATAGAAAACGCTGCCTTAACAGGTCAAAACGCTAGGTACATTATGGATTGGGTCAATTTTACAGATTCATTAGAAGTTGTGCCAGCACCAAGAACGTATGAATATGGCGTTAGAAAAGCAAGGGAAAGCGGTATAACAGATCCTGTAGATGTTCATAATTTTGCAAATAAATATATTAACGAAGGCAGCAATATATTTAACGAGCCTGTATCTTTAAGCGGTAGTGGATTAGCAGCTGGCGCAGCTAAAGTGTCTCAAGCGGTAGGATTTGTGCCAAAGGTGCTAGGTAATGTTGTTGAGAATTTTCCTGCTTTTGGTTTAATATATCCTTTACCTAGAGGCCCAATTAATATTTTAAAAGCAAGTGCCAGAGCATTTCCTTTAAGCGCACCATTTATTGACACTTTTTGGAGAGATATTACATCAGAAGATCTATTTGCAAGAGACAGGGCTATAGGTGAAATGGCTTTAGGAACTACAACTTTAGCTGGAGGTATAGCACTATTTAGCACAGGTTTAGTTGAATTTACAGGGTTTAGATCAATGAACTACAGAGACAGAGAAACAGGGCCAGAAAGCATACAGAGAGGAAGGCAGCCTATGAGTATTAGATTTAAAAATCCTTTTAGCGACAGCGAAGAATGGACTCCGTACTATTCATTGCAAGCGTTAGATACTTTAAGTAATATTTTTGGTGCAATAGGAGAATATATAGAAGTTGGCAATAGTCTTACAGAGGAAGAAAAAGAAATAGAAAGTTCTATAGTTGCCTTAAAAATTGCACACGTTGCAAATCAGTTAGGCTCAGGTCAGTTTAGTAAGCAAATATTATCTAGCGTTACCGAGTTGTTTGACGTTCTTGCAGGGTGGGATGCAGATGCTGCTAGAAGAATGAAAAAAGGCAAAACAGGTGCATTTTCAAGATATATAGAAAGAAAATTGTCAGCTTTTATGCCAGCTGTAATAAGAAAAATGAATACAGGAGAAGCAAGGAGAGACATTGTTCCAAGCGAATTACCCTTTCCTTTTAATATTTTTCCTAACACGGCTCAAAGAATACAATTACAAATACCTGGAGCAAGAGAAGAGCTACCTCCTGTTCTGCATGATTACTCAGGAGATGTAGTACTAGATAGAGATTACGCTGGCACAAGTGCTATACCTAAAGACATGCCCTGGCTAAAACATTTTTATAAATTAATAACGCCAACTTCTTCTTTTCATAGTCGCACAAAGTCTACAACTGCTGTAGACGTAGAGTTAAGCAAACTATACGGCAAAGGTTCTAATTATAAACCCTGGAATGAAAATATTTTTAATTTACCAGACAGAGTTCTTAACATAGAAGAATTAAACAGACTTAAAATTATAGGAACAAAAGAGATAAGGAACGAATCAGGAAACACTTTGATGGAAGAGTTAACATCATTAATTACAAAAGATTCTGTTTATGCTTCGCAACCGTATATTGTAAGCAGAGATGTTGAAGGGCCAAGAATGACAATGATAAAAAATGTTGTTAAACAATTTAAAGAAAAAGCAAAAAAGAAATTTTTAGAAGAAAGGCCAGATATTAAACTCTTAATAGAACAAAGAGATCAAAAAATCATTGATAAACAATATACAAGAGATAGACTTAATACTATAAATGACAAACAAAGTCGAAATCAATCCAAGTTATTTCTCGACCAACTAAACAACTAAGCTCATGCCTTTTGCCCAAATAATAAGAACTAACACTACACAGGGTCAGACTGACTTTTCTTTTACATTTCCCTTTATTAAAGAAGAACATATAAAGTTATTTGTAAACTTTGTAGAGATTACACAAGGTACAGGTTCTAGCGAGTTTCAAGTTATAACTAATGTAACTCCTAATGTTGCCAGGTTAAATACAGGTTTAGCTAGTGCAAATACCAGAGTAGAAGTCAGAAGAGTGTCGTCAATAAATACTGTACTGGTTGACTTCGAGGACGGTGCAACTCTTACTGCTGCTGACCTGGACAGAAGTGCCTTGCAAAGTCTGTTTATAGCGCAAGAGTTAGACGATGCGCTGAAGCAAGGTATATCTATTGACCAAAGCACAGGATTGCCAACACTAGGCAGCCAAAAACTAACTAATGTAGCTGACCCTACAAACGCACAGGATGTTGTCACTAAAGCATTTTTAGAAAGAGCAGGAAGTATTACAACTACGCAAATTTTAGATGGAACGATAGTAGCAGGAGACATTGCAGCTGGAGCTATTGTTGACTCAAAAATAAATGCAAGTGCAGCGATCCAGGGCAGTAAGTTACAAGCTGCGTCATCTTCTAACGCTGGTGCTATGTCAGCTGCCGATAAAACAAAATTAGACGCTATAGAGAGCAACGCCAAAGACGATCAAACAGCAGCAGAAATTCGTACATTAGTAGGTAGTGCTAGTGATAGCAACGTCTTAACAGATGCTCTTTTGTCAAAATTAAACGCAATAGAGAGCAATGCAACCGCAGACCAGACAAACGCAGAAATTAGAGCAGCAGTAGAGGCAGCTACCGACAGTAACGTATTTACAGATGCAGACCATACAAAATTAAATAACATCGAGGCTAATGCCAAAGATGATTTAACAGCCAGCGAAGTTAAAACTTTATATGAATCTAATAGCAACACAAATGCTCTTACAGATGCAGAGAAATTAGTTATAGATGGTGTTACAGCAAATACAGGTGAGCTAAATAAATTAGACGGATTTACAGGATCTACTGGCGACCTTAACCAAATATCAGGGATGTCAAAACAGACATCTATAACAAACACAGACAATGCTTTTCCTACCTCTAAAGCAGTTGTAGATTTTGTAGCTAATCAAATAGCTCCTGTTGGTGGATTAGAAGTTATAGCAGATGAAGATAGTTTCCCTGCAACGCAACCAGTATCAGGTGTCGTTATAAGTATTGCAAACATAGATGGTCTTATAGTTAATTCTAGTGGTGTTGCTTCTAACGCAAGAACTGTAGGTAGTGGATCTGATAACGTAACTATCAACAACTTCCCTGCAAGTCTTAGAAATAAAACTATGGCTGCTGAGTTAGGACTTCTAGTTAGTTCTACAGGTGCAAGTCAGATATATAACTACCATAAATTATTAGCAAAAGAAGCAGATGTAGAGCAGCTAAGTAATGATATAAATGATTTCGCAGCCAGGTACAGAGTTGTATCATCAAATCCTACAAGTGACAATGATGCAGGAGATTTAATATTTAATACTTCTACTCAGAAATTATTAGTTTATAACTCAGTATTAGGTGTTTTTGAAGAAGCACAATCTGTTGGTAACTTCTTTATATCTTCACTTAGCCCTGCATTTGATGGCAGCACTCAAAACTTTACAGTTACAAATGCACCAG